TTAATTGCGCTTTTCATAATCGATCAGCACATCAGCAACTGCTTTTGCAGCTAACCAGTAACGAGCATTAAAGCGGGATATCTCATCCTCATTGCTAATAAAGCCTAACTCTACAATTAAGCCCCCATTACTAATAAAACCTAACTTTCCACGCGCTGACTGACTTTGATCAATCCAGCCTTCATTACCTCGCAAACGTGACCCTAAAGCAGCAGCTACAGCCTTTGATAAATCTTGAGCAAGTTTCTTGTCTTTCGGTAGTGCAATAGTTTCAATGCCATTTGCCTGACTAGATCCAGCTGCATTTAAGTGAAATTCAACTGCAACAGAAGAACCTTTAATTAATTTGATGGCTGAAGCTAATGGATTGTTAGTCGTACCCACACCATCCGTTTTAATACTAATACCGGAGCTCTTTAAGTAATAAGCTACTGCATTACGGAAATTAGTCACCAGTTCAGCTTCTTTAAATTTGCCACTGACTGCACCAGGATCAACATTGGAATGGCCGGCTGTCACAGTGACAAAACCTAAAGGCTGGTTCTGGTTTAAATTCGGCTGGGCTTTTTTTCGGCCAATCAAAACAGCCAAGAACATCAAGCCCAAAGATGCAATCGTTTGATATGGTTCAGGCAATATATTGGCGTTATATACCTCTTGTAGAACCAATTGCAGACAAGATAAAAAAAGCGCCATATAGGCGCCATATTTTACAGAGTCAAATTTCCAGACACTTTCGTTTATTAACTTCATGGTTGATTCTCGTTTAATAGGTTAATTTTTTCTGTTGGTCAATTTGATTTCGCATTGCAGCCAGATCTGTATCCATGCGGATCTGTTTAGATTCAGCGATTGCCATTTTTTGATTCAATAGCGCGTTATCTCTTTCAAGCGATCGATTGCCTTGAAAGACATATCCACCAAAAGCAACAAGAGCAGCAAGAGCGGTACCTCCAAGTCCTTTTGCAAAGGTAAGGCCACCCTTGGCCTGGTTCATATCTGCCTGAAGCAAATCAATATCACGTCGGTTTGCGACTGCTTGTGACCGATAATATTCATCGCGTTCTGACAATCGAATCACGTTGTTATTCAGCTCGCCCATTTCTTGCCGGAGTTGATCGAGCTTTTTCTCGACTCTTACTCCATAAGTCTCACTATCAGGCATATACCCTCCTCATTTCTTAGATATAAAAAAAGCACCCCGTAGGGTGCTTAAACTGTTTTAGCTTTCTTAAATTTCTATCTGTAACACCCTGCCTTCAGGCGCTGGGCGCTTGATCTCGTTGTTTGATACAAATACCCGGGTACCAGTGGAGTATTTGGTGCTGCTGGTGCACAGAACCAATCCGCTACCATCGACCACTAAAACCTTATAATTGGGATGATCTGCTGATGTGATGGTGCCAATGAACTCGGGAGCCTTGGGTAATAAGTCGATTAAACGTTGTAATGGATTACTCACGATTGATGCTCTCCACTTTAATACTCTGGTTAATCACCGCATAATTGAATGATACGTTCACCTCATCAATGATACCCCACCATTCAGCATTAAATGCGACTAAATCACCAGGTGCACATTCGCTCACATCAGAGCTGATCGGCATCAGCAGATGATGTATTTCGACCAGTCCTGACTTGGCCAGAACTGCTTTGCCATATGCTCCCATGCTCTCAACGGTAAACAGTGGACTGTTCGCTGTTTCCAGCAACGTATCAGCTGCAGTGCCAGTACGCTTGATCTGGCCACTTAAGCCAGAGCGGTCATTAGTTAACGTGATACCGTTATAATCAGGATAAGGCTCATAATCGGTAGACTGTTCTGTGACCAAGCTTTCAGGGATCAGTCGGTCATATTCTTCAACCGTGATTGAATCCCAGAAGGTCTTTTTATATTTCGGCTTAACTGTGATGGTATCGCTACCCTTTTCACTATAGACAAAACCTCCTGCACTTTCAGCAATCATTTTGATTACAGCAATTGGGGTCATGTTTGAATAGCTCAGACTGCCCACTGGAACAATCCAGCTCAGCTCATCGATCAGCTCCCACTGCAGTGTTGTTGAGCTGTTGACTCGATCCAGTTCAGCCTGACAGAGCTGCCGTGCGGTCCTTTCATTCTCCTGGGTAAATGACCGGGTTGGAGAATATGGCACATCAAGTAAAGCGGACTGGCTACGGCCATTCAGGGTATAAGTGGTTTCGGCAAAGCGACGTGAGCGGCTACGGTTTTCAAGCAGCATGTGATGTTCGGTACCATTCACCATAACTCTTAAAATCACAGGCTGACCATTTATAGGCTCTAGTTTCGGTATTTCAGACACGGGTACGCTCAGGCTATATGACCAGCACCAGCGGCTGCGATCTGTACTATAACTGCCATCATAGACCAGGATATTCTGGCCATTGTCCAGACGGCTTACGGATAATTCATTCACGATATACCACCAGCTTTTTGGCGGCAGACCTGGAATACAGTCATCTGCCCCGAAATTTAAAATAAGGTTGTGTGGAGCCGGCCCGGTACACAGACAGTTAAAGTTCAGGTCAGTACTGCCCACGTATTCAGGAAGTTCCGGCTGTGGCCAGGGTTGAACCGGATGCTTTCGGTAATGAATGGCTTTAGCTTTATCCCAGGCAATGCTACTGGTCGTGATCAGTTCAAGACCTTTATCCCACTCGAATGTAAAATGCTTTTCAAAGACGTGGGCTACTTGATGCGAATAAGTAAAATTCTTGCGCTTCCGTACCAGCTCCTCCCAATCTGAAATACGGTTGATCCTAAGCTTGTTGCCCTCTTCAAATACCAAGGTTCGAGTTTTAGTTAATCGCTTATTTTCTTGCCAGACGAAATCAGCAGAGCTGACCAGCCCGGTACTTTCTTCATGCTGTAGCTGAACTGAACGATACAGCAAGGCAGCCTTTTCAAAGCCAAGTAATGCCTGATTGCTCAGCCTTAAACTTTGCTCAAAATAAAAGGCGCTGTGATGCGCCCGTAATACCGGTTTAGCCCAAGGGATTTCAATTACACTTAAACAAGGCAAAGCTCCCTGATAAGTTGCAGTCAGATAAGCCTCAATGCCACGGATAAAGTTGATATCGAAAATTGCTTCAATCCCAGTTTTGAAACTGGTATCCGCAACTGAATCAATAACACATCGATTCTCGCTATAGCCGGCCTGCAGCTCAAAACTAAAACCTGTATCCAGAGCAGTATTAAGCTCTGCGTCAAGATCAAGATTTTCTTTAAACTCGGCAGCAAGTTCGAGTGTAAATTGTATTTCCAGCCGGGTATCAATACTGATTGCGACAACATCACTGTCCCAGCCGAAATTTAATTCAGTTGAACCGGTCCATGGCTGGGTGAAGTCCAACACAATGCCAGGATCGACAGGCTGTTCCGGCTCCTGATCAGCAAAGAGAGTCATTGCTTCAACGATAAAAGCAGTCTCTAAAACTGAATCTACTTTCCCAACCAGATCTGCCTCAGATAAGGCTAGAGCCGTTAGCTCAACATTAATTTCCGTGTCTAATACCGTATCTATAACTACAGTATTACTGCCACTCTCTGCATAGATGGCACCCACTTCAAATGAAAACTCAGTCTCAAGTACCTTATCGATTACTGTCGAAACGTCATCACCGAAATTGAGATTAGTTGTACCATCGGCCAAGTGCTCGAAATTCAAGATGATATGATGACTATCAGTATTGTCCGCTTTAAATTCCAGATTTAAATTGTGGGCATCCGTGGTCCCCAGCTTGTTTTTAAAATCCACATGAGCACCTCAGATTATGGTTTAAGCTTGATGGACTGAATGGTTAAGGTGCCACCCACAACCAGATTGGTATTGGCCAGGCTGATATCTGTCCCTATAGTCAGATCTGCTGCAGCTTCCCCGGCTCCGTTATAAATCCGCGCCCAGCTTGCCGTACCTGCTTTAATGACCGTTGCTGTGTCAGAGGGTTGTAATTCAACATGGGTGGCTGTTACTTCCTTGATACAGGGTTCTGGCAGAGTCACCGTGACCAGCATCTTGGATGTATCGGCAGCAACAGCCGGACTTTCTGGCTGCTCACCCTCATAAAAAATAACGGTAGCACTCTGGCTACCGTTATCTAAAAAGCTGGCAAAGGCTTGAATCATGGCAAGCTTTGCCTTAACTGATGTTTTACTCATTTTGGCACCACGTTATCTTGAATGACGGCATTGAATTGCTGGTTCTTGTCAAAAGCCACAATAAACGTCTTTAAGTCTGTGTTTAGTCCTAAAAACTGATAATTGCCATCTGCATCAGGCTTGCGGATAGCAATTGGTAATAAATTAGCTTTGTTGTACACCACCACTGTTGCATTTTGATATTTGGCACCCAGTTTTTTAACCGAGCCTTTGATACTAGCTACTGTATTACTTGAACCAAAGCCAATATCTTGCAGCAAGCTTCTGCTGGGCATTACTTTTCGAGAGAAGGGCTTCATATGAGCTCTCCTAGATAAAAATAAAATCCTCCCGCTGCGTTATAAGAACGACAGGAATCAGCAATATACATTGAGCCATCAGAAATAATAGGCGCGGTATCTAAATAAGAAACCTGCTTATATGCCTCAAAAATATGATACACCCCCCCTCTTAAGTAACCGGCTGTGTCAGCAAAAGGGATTTCTAGCGCAGGTATATCTGTGTTTGGCGAAACATCTACAGAGCCTGATAAGTTACTTTTTATAATTGGGGTGGCAAATACATGATTTGTTGTTGTAAAACTTTCTTTAGTTACCAAAAAAGATGAAGATTCAGATGAAGAATATGCAAGAGGTGTGCCGCCTAACATTGTACCTAATCTGAACGGTTCGCCTGCGTGGTTTGAAGTCAGTGCAGACATTAAAAACCAACCCTTATTGTGCCACACCCCCTTAAAACTTTGTCATCAGCGTAATTTCGAGAATGGGAGGAGTTAAGCAAATAGAACGCATTGTTATCACCACAAAGAGTAAAGCGTTTTAATTCTGTGTTTGGCGATGCACTCTCATTGATACTATTAGAGGGATACTGGTTGTTTACTGCCCAGTGCCATTTACTCCACCCTCTAATCACGTTTGTACCCGTGCCTGTTATTTTCCAATTCTTTGCAGGATCGGTCGAATCAAAAGGCAGTTGTAAAACTTCAGGATTCTCATAATCATCAATATGGGTCATGTTTTCAAGCAAACCCACCATCGCATATTTTGCATAGCTTGAAGTGTAAACACCACTAGTACCATCTGGGCTTGTTAATGATTCATCAACACGAATAAATGGATGCTCTACTGTTGGGTTTTTCGTGCGATATACCCGTTTCACATCTCCTGCATCACGAAAAATGATGTCATATCCGAGTGATGCTAGCTTTCCTGTGCCAATTGCAGTAATTGAGCGCTCTACAATATCTAGCGCAGGCTTTAAAATGAGTTGTGTGGTATTTGGTACACCTTTAATACGGTATTTCTGATTAAGTGAAGATGGTGCAAAACCTGTCAATTCAACTACCTGAAATAGCATGGCATTGTGCGCTGCATACAGCGTGATATGCACATCGCCTTGGGTATCAATCGATGCTGCTGTAATCTGAGTAAAATCGAGACCGGTTACCAAGGCTTTATCAAGCAGGCGAATCAAGTCGCCCCAGTTATTGCCTAACGTTAAGCCATTTAAGTGACTAAAGTATTGAACATCTACATCTGTTGCCATTTTATTTGATCCATAAAAAAGACCGCTTAACGCGGCCATATTCGATTTAAATTTTAAACAACGCGGTCAATATCACCACGCAGCATGATCTGGAACTGGTCTGACAGTACTGTTGGCTCAGACTGCTTCACTGTACGAATAACCCAAACCGGGAAGGTTGCAGCCACTGTGTTAAAGCGCAGCACATTACCACTCACCCAGCCCTGTCCCCAGCCTTCTTTTTTAATAATGAAGTACGGCACACCGGTCACCGGATTAATTGGGGCATAGTCTGTGTTGATAGTTCCTGTACCAATCTGTCCCGAGTATTCACCCACACAGCGGAACGATTGATCTCCAGTAAAAACCAGCGCCCAGCGTTCCTGAATTGCACCATTATTCGTGACTGCAATCGGATATAGGGCGTCATTGTAATTGGCTGAAATCGCCCCTTCAGATGGCTCATCTCGCCAGAGGCTGTTCCAGGTCTGCTGTACAAATTTACCGGTAGAGCGGGCCTGCATATCACCAATGACCAACGCTGAACCGACAATGGTGTTCTCAGCATCGTAGTTATGCGTTAAAGGTTTGGTGAAGGTTAGCTGGCCGTTGATCTGCACATCACGGATCAGCAGCATGTCCTGATAGCGATATTTCATCGTCAATGGTGCGGTCAGTGCATTTAAAGCAAAGTCACCACCTAGCGTAAACTTGCCATAGTCATAGTCCACGCTGTACATATCGAATGGGACTTTTACCCCGTCGGCATCTTCAAGCTCGGCCCATGAAATGCGCTGATCTGGCAACTCATAAGTCTGGCCAGCGATATGATCTGGCAGTTCAAAGGTTTTACTGGAACTGACAATAGCAATATCACCCATCCGATAAATCGGTACCCGGCCATCCAGCGGCAGACGGGTAGCAGACAAGCCCAGAATCTCGGCATCCAGCGGGATATACGTATAAGCCACCGCGTTATAACGTACAGTTTCTGGCGCAACCCATACCGGTATATTGATGTACCTTTTACCGGCTTCCTCGTACTCGAGCAGAACGTCATACCAGTCCTGCTCTTCAATTCCTGTACGATTATTTTCCGTGATTTCAGTCTTGGTATAAAAAAACAGATCCACAAAACCGGTATCGTAATTAATCTGGCCATGTGCCCGGCTGGTTTCAATGATGCCATCGTCATCAGCCCGCAGTGTCAGCTGCCCAAAGTCCAGTGTGGCTACGACGACTGTTAATGAACCGGGACGCAGCGGACTGACCGGTGTTCTAAAGCTGATACGGTTGACCGGGGGCATATCTGTAGTTGTAGTGAGAGACTGCAGTGTCAGACGGTTATCGGTATTCGGTGTCCAGCTGTCAATCTCGATTTTGCCGGTACCATATTGAATGCTACCGGAACTGGTGCCACTGTTATTGGCTGAATTTACATTACGTACCAAGGTACCGGTACGGTCCAGATAAGTGTCTGAACCCAGCATAAAACGCACCGCACCGGAGAGAATCTGCTCATCAAAACCCTGGGTCAGATCAAAGCGCAGCTTGTCACCGGTAACCTGTTTAACTCCGGCACTGGTATCCGAATTGTCCCGGTAAAGCGCCTGGATGTCGAGACTGGTATAAGCGCCCAGCTGTACCACTTCTTCCTTGATGTTGGAAGTGGTCGGTAAATAAAATGACATAACTTACCCCGCTCTATAGATTTCAATGGGTGCATAGGATTTGCTGTAAAGCGTCGTAGTGGCTTCAGGAATAATTTCCACTGCACCTGTTGCATAGATAATGGTGCCCTGTACTTTACCTTTGCTATCCACCAGATTGCCGACCTCGGTATTCACCGGAATATCCGTCAGCGTGACAGAGCCCATAGCGTTTCCCAGCTGGCTGGTAAGAGGAACCTTGAGTTCAATACTGTTGGGCTGAATGGCTGCACCGGTACCGATCTTGAAATTAAGTTTCCGGTCCACCGGCATAACGCTATCGATCTGCTGGAATGTAGATGCCCCGTAGCTATAATTGATAGTGAAGATCGTATTTTTCTGCGGCAGTTTATTCGGTACCAGCCGGCCTTGACCGGTGGCATAGTTAAAGGTACCGGTGGCATCGCCACTAAACTGGCCCAGCGTATTTGTAGTTGCAGTTTTCTGTTCGCCTTCCAGCAGCCATTTCACTGTCACGCTTCCCGAGGCTATACCAGCTTGCTGCAAATCAAACTCGAATGCTGCCGGTTCAACCGCAAGACCTGAGCGTATGAACGTAGCCAGCGGTGTACCCCATAACAGTAAAATTGGTGTATTCACATCCGGTAAAGCACCCGTCGTAATAGACCAGGAGCCGGTTTCATAATTGATATTGCCTGAACCAAATGAAGCACTCGAGCCAGACAACCGCCCGGAGCCGTCATCTTTCAGTTCATAAAACTTGCCCTGCGACATATAAGAAACTGAAAGGCTACCCGGCGCAGGCGGTGGTACCAGTACACCGGTCCAGTTGGCACTCTGGTTTTGTTGAGTGACAGGCCGGGTTTCAGACTGGAAGTACTGGTTGGGTGCTGAAGCAGGCTTAAAGGTAATACTTAAGTTTGCAGATCCTGCACCTGCAGCTTGTGTCCACTGGATCAAGCCACGCTGGTAATCAATTGTTCCAACCTGAGTACCTGAAGTGTTTTTAAGCAGTCCGCCCTGATCAGTGATCTGCTGGCCAAACAGGTTAAAAGACATGCTGGAAGGCATAACAGATGAGCCGATATATAGGTTCTGAGCGGTACCAATGGTGGTCGAGTAAGTTGCAGTAATAGCAGCAGTGTTACCCGGTACCAGTACCATACTTTCCCCGGCTGCGTTTACATCTACAATTGGCGTTTCGGTCTGGGCAGATGGAACCAGCTGGGCAAAGATACTTTCTGCATTTACAGTAAACTCACCGACTTTGGCAGCAGACTTGAGATTGCTGGATGCATAATACTTGCCGGTATCGGCTACGATGGTATCCCGTAAAATCGTTTCGGACTTTTCGCCGCTATACCATTGTCTTGCAGAAAGTCCGACATAATCCTGATCGAGTGGATCATTGATACTGTAGGTGGCAATTTTATATTCAACTTCCTTACCATCGACGACCATCCTGGCAATACGGGTCTCAACTTTGGTAATGCGGACATACTGTTCATGCTGCAGTGCCTGGCCTTCTTTTGAGACCAGTACCAGCGTACTGCCCACCGAGCTTTCAACTTCACTCAGAAACATCGCCACCTGCAGGGTTTTCATACCGGCATAATGTGTATCCAGTGGACTCCCTGCTGCCTGCCCCCCCTTGGCCAGATAATTTTCAATCCGGTTCTGGGCGGACTTGCGCTCATCGATCCACGACTTTGTGCTAAACAGCAAAGCTGAGACATTGGGGTCTTTCGGGTTTTCCGAGATAAAGACCGTAGCCCCCATAAGCAGGTCTGTATCATTCGTTGTCACGGCGGGGAACAGTTTACGCAGTGACACATCCCCCATGGTGCGGTCCAGCTCACTCACATCATTAAACAGGTTATTACTCTGGCCATCTTCAATCATCTGGCCAGAGTACTTGCCGCCACCATCTTCTGTATCGCTCAGGCGCTCGGACTTATAGAGCACCAGATTTTTAGTTTCAATTGCCACTGTATAGTTCCCCCACTTCAATAAAGCGTAAAGTCACGTTGTAATAGTCATCGTCAGATACAGATGGAATTCCCTTCACTGGAGCAGCTTCCAAAGCCCCGGCTTCATGGTTAAAAATCACATGAAATTCACGTCTGTCGTGCTGATATTCAAAAGCCAGAATGAATTGTTCAGATAAAGCAGACCAGGCTTGAACCGTGTGTAAATCACGGCGTTTGATCCAGCCCATCGTGTTATCTGCCGGTTCCAGCACAATTGAACGACCTGCCTTTTTACGGCCCTCCTGGATAATTAGAGAACCATCAATAGCCCGACTCTGTTTCTGCTCGATGGGCTTCCATTCAAATTCATCAGACCATAAAAAACCGTCCTCAAGCGGGACGGTTTCTGATGTAGACACTCGTATTAATTTCATTAGCTACTCTTTTTTATCCTTTCCAGTTCAGTCAGGAAATCATTAAAACTGCCCTGATTAGCCTCATCCACAGGGACATTAATTGTGCGGCCATTAATAGAGATCTGGTTGATGACAGTACGTGAAGGCTCAGCAGTTGGAGTGCTGGTTTTAGGATAGCTCACGTCCGGGGCCAGATTGTTTATATTGACTCTGGAACCAGTACTGCCCGACTTGCCTGCATATTCCTCCAGCTTTTCCAGCTGCTCGGCAATGAACATGTAGTTGCCGGTCTGTTTCTGGTTGTCGTATGCAGAAACGCCGTAACGCGCAGCATATTCATGAGAAGCTGAACGGTAATAACCACCTGGACCCTGTTGTGCCGTCTCGAATAGCTCTTTAGCCTTTTGCCGGGCATTACCGCTATATCCCATTTCAGTCAGCTGCTGCTCAATCTCATCAACTGAATAACCGTTTTTAGCCATGACTCCAGTTTTAGAGGCTTTAAGCTTGCCCTGCATGGCAGTAAGCGCTTCTGACCAGGCTTCAGTAGAAGACTTGGCCTCCTCTCTTGCCACCCGTCCAGCTTCACGGTAGCCATCACCAATGGCACTGGCTGAGTTCTCTACCCGATTATTGGCTTTGGCCCAGTCATCCATGGTTTTAACTACAGCCTGACCGCTGTCATCAATCTGGATTTCCAGATTACGGCCTGCATTCGCAGCATTAGTCGCAGCAATCACACCTGCATCACCTGATGCTGCTGCAGACTGAGCAGCCTTCTCATATGCTTTCTGGATACCTTCAGCAGTCGCCTTTCCGCTATCTCTGACGGTGATGTAATCCATCAAAGCCTGTTGAGCAGCAAGCTTTAAATTCTCCTTGGTTTCAATGCCTAGCCGTTTAAATGCCTCTGTCACCGGATCAATATCATCCGGCAGTTCTAACGCCTGCATCTTGATAGCAATTAGGCCCTGTTCGACTTGGCCCGTTGAAACCTTACCTTGATCACCAAACTCTTTAAGCTTGGACCTTGCGTAATCAATTTCAGCTTGGCTTTTAGCCGTCTGTAACCAGTTCGACCAAGACTGATAAATTATATCTCCTGCCGCTTTACCGGTAATACCTGCAGAAGCTAACTTACCTTTCAGATCAGTGACATTATTACCCTGCTCAGTAAAGGATTTAGAGACTCGATTTAACGCAACATCGATATCTACCCCAAGCTGCTTGGCTACAAGAGAAGCTCTCGAATAAGCATTTTCTGCCACCTGTCCAGACCCGGAATTAGCTGCATCCAATTCCGCAGCACGTACATTGCGGTTATTGGCGAGTTCCGTTTCCTTCTGGTCAATACCCCGAAGGGAATCTTGTGCAGATTTCAATGCACTTAAATCACCCGTGCGTTTAGCCTCGGCGATCTGTTGTTCCAGAACTGCACGTTCAACGGCGGACTGTTTCTGAAAAGCCAGATATGCCTCATCTGCCTTTTGTAGATTCTCTTTGGCCAGCTTGACAGCTTCTTCCTTTTTGGCTGCATTATCTGCAGCCTGAGCAGCACCCTCCCAAGCCGCCACGCTAACCTTGCCTGCCTCACCAACAGTAACAATATATCCCTTGGCCATAAGGTCAGCTTGCATGGTGCCATCTATGACCTCACCATTAGCTTTAATGGCAGCTTCAGCATAAGCTTGGGCAGAAACCAGCATGTTTTTATCCAGCTTAGCTTTACTGGTGGCATGCTCCTTCTCTCGATTTTTTAACTCGCCAGATTTCTGGATAATGGCATCAATTGTTGACTGGTTCCCATCCTTTCTAGCTTGGTTCAGCTGTGTATCGAGCGCAGCACGTTCTGTTGCTAACTCTTTAGATTTTTGAACCAAGTCTATATTCTGTTTAGTTAACTCTGCAAAAGTACGAGCATTGTCAGCTATAGCTTCTTCATTTTTTTGCTTTTGAGTTTTCTGTATATCCTCGTAAGTCTCAACTACTGCCCATTTATGCTCTGTACTAAGCTTAATAGCACCTCGCATATTTTTTTCTGCTTGTGCAAACATGCGATCTGAAGTTTTTTCAGCTTCCTCTGCCAGATCTCCCATGAAGGGTATATATTCTAATGTTGCGGCAGCCAAGCTATACACACCGCCAGCTAAGAACTGTATAGAAGATAAAAGAATTTTCAGCCCTACATTGAGACCAAGCCCTGCATCTGTAATTCCTGCTATGGCCATTCGCAAGACATTAAGAAGAGTTGTAAGACTGCTTACATCTTCCCCTCCATTTAATAGAGCATTGAATAAGGGCGATACAGCATCCAGAGCGCTAGTAAAGGCACTCCATACAGTCTCACTAAACTCAATGACATACTTAATATTTTGCTTAATATTTTCATAAACTTGAGTAAGTGTATCTCTTAAAGCATTCAATATGCTGGGGTCAATATCAGAGAACTTAGAAGCAAAGTATCCAACTCCCTCAGCCACATCATCGAAAAATAATTTTAGAATCCCAAGGTTATCTGCAATTATTGATAGAGCATTCGCTACGGCCGCACTTGTGCCATTAGCCTGATCCATCTCACCAATAAGAATCTGCCATTGTGTTGCTATTTTCTGCAATGCATTGCTAATAGTAGTCGGGAATTTATTGTAGTCAGCTTCAATTGCAGCTGATTGTTTCTGTAGGGCCTTGATTACGCGTTCAGCAGATAACTCGCCGTTTTCTGCCATGGTACGTAACTCACCTGTAGTCACACCAAGGGATTGAGCTAAGGCTTTAGAAATTCCTGGAGCCTGTTCCATGATTGAGTTGAACTCATCACCACGGAGTACCCCAGATTGCAGTGCCTGGGTAAACTGGACAATAGCATCTTCACTGGCCTGTGCTGATCCACCTCCTGTTTGAATGGCCATATTGATGGTTTTTACCAGTTCCAGACTTTGCTGCTGGGTCATTCCCATCTGTTTGCCAACATCATTCACCTTGGTAAACAGGCTGGCAGTAGCTTCTAAGCTTGAATTGGTAGCAAGTGCCACTTGATGCACACCCGCCATAGCTTGCTGAAAGTTACCACCTTCGCTAGTTGCAATATTGATTCGTGCTGAAAGTGTAGTATACGAATCCGCTGCCTGAGCAATTTCCCTCACACCGATACCAATACCAACGGCGGCCATAGCTCCCGCAAGAGCAGTCGCTGCAAATCTAGCCGCTCCCATCCCTTTAGAAAGATTGGAAACACCTGAATTTGCTTTTTCTGCCGCCGGTTCAACACCGTGAAGCTCATCTTTAAGCTTCTCAATCTGTTGCTCGGTAATTTTAGTTACACGCTCAACTTCTTCTGCAGGAAGTTTGCTATTAGCCTTAAAATCCTCTAGTTTTCGTTCAAGCGCAGTAATCGCATCATTAATAACTGTAGGCGGCTTAATGCCTAGAGCTTCATAGATTTCATGTCCCGTCTGCTTTGCGCTGGTTGTAGCCTTATCTGCACTGGTCGATACACTATGCATTGCAGAGGATGCTTGTGTGTCAAACTCTGCAAATGCTGCTTTAGTCAGATCAACTGCCTGTTCAAGTCCCTTGACCTTTTCTCCTGCAGCCTTAATCTCATCAAGAGTAACAGCTTCACTACTTTGTTCTAATGCGGAGAAAGCATTCTTAGCTGCCAGCAGCTCGCTTTCAAGCGTATTAATACTGCTAGTGCCGATACTACCAATTCGCTCAATTTCTTTAGTGCTGAGATTAGCCCCCTCTCCCATTGACTGAATTGCACGGGTCGCAGTCTGGGCTTCACCTACTACTTGACCAAGATCTACTGAGCTAAAACGTTGCAACTGATTAATCGAAGACTGTGTGGCATTGTCCACGCCACGCATGGCATTTACAGCAACGTCCTGATAGTAATTAAATGCACTGGAAGTTTCTTTAATGGCATCTTCAATACTTAAAACACGCTGCTTAGCGATTTCAATATCTTTTAAGGTGCCATCCGTACTTTGCAACCGAACCAATTCAGCTTGAGCAGCTTTTAGGGCTGAGTTAAGCTCATTGAGACCTTGCTCACCAGTGCTCGACATTGAACGTAGCTCACCAGCGCTAATAACCGATTTATCACCTAATGCTTCAATTTCTTTGGCAGCAGAAAAGAATTTAGTACCCAGCATTTCTGCAATTTGAAGCGCATCACCTGGAATAGCTTCACCAATCTCAAAGCCTGCCTTATTTGCCTTGGCTGCCGTATCTTGGAGTTCATTACCTAAACCATCAATCTTACCGGCTGTCTGAACAGCCTGCCCTTCAAGTTCGCCAGCCGCCTGAGAGACTTCACTCAACTTTCCTTTAGCCTGATCTGCCTTCTTCTGCAAATCATCAGGAACTATTTTTCCAACTACCTGAGCTGCTTCTTCAGATGCAGCTTTTAGTCTTTCAGATTCCTGTTTTATTGCGGCATAAATGGCCTTAGTGACACTTTCAGATTCCTTAATATTCGATACATAATTTTTAGTATCAGCTTCCATCACAAGTTTAAAGGTTAATTCTTTACCGGCCATATTCTTACTCGCAATAAAAAACCCACCATTCGGTGGGTTAGATGAAGATATTACAAAGCACATTCAGGTACTTTTATTAAATTATTTAAGGTTTTCTCTGATTTGAGTCATCAAGTTCATCAAGAAAATTATTTACTTGCTGCCTAAATTCCAATGGTCTTGCAATATAAGGAATTGGAGCATGTGAACCGCCAGTACCTTTTATAACGATAGAACCAAAATTGAAAATGCGTCCTAGAATTCCTTGATCTACTCCTAGACTTTCTACACGATTAGCCTTCAACTCAATTGTATTTCTGCGTATTAATCCAGATTTTGCAATAATACGTCTATTTGTTAATGCCAACTCTGTGGTTAAAACATGGATAGCAGCAATTGCTATTAAAATTAAACCAATGAAAAAAGGCACTCCATTTTTAGAACCAACCGAAGATAAAATGAACAATCCACCGAAGAATAAGTACCAGAATTGCGATAGCCATGTAACTTGAGCTTTAATAATTATTCTTTAATCTCTAGCTAAGTTTTGTTCTATGTAGGTCCCCATATAACCCTCTTATAAATGTTGGTATATTGTAAGCATACTAATGTTTGCTCATTTCTTTATCAACCAATAGTTAAAGAGTGTTTTATGCACTTAAGATTATTTATAAATAGTCTAAATTATCGCAATGTGAAAGAACATCCGTGTTCACTTATATCTCTTTATTCTATGCACTCATGTTCATATCTATCAGGTATTTCTCTGCCTGTGCATGAGTAATCGATATCAAACTGCATCTACAGCCTTCTTGCGGTCTGCTCCAATGCTCAACAGCATGTTCTTGGAACTCCTTATCAAGAATATTAAATACTTTGCTACTGAAACTTTTACAAGTTTCCGGAGTATGGTCATCAATGACGGGGGCCCATAATAAGTAGCTTGAGTTCTTATCCTTGCTATGCTCATAAATATCTTTAACGACCAGACAGTTAAAAACAAACATCTGTCTATTTGCAAACCAAGCGCGATAATCACGACTGTTTTCTAAAAGCGCCCAATTTACATGAGGACGAATATGGTTAGGCACTAACGAAATATATCTTTCAGCAAATTTCTTGAATAAAAGACGATTACTTTTGAGCCTTTCATTGTCCAGATGACTCAGGATATCTAAAATTTCATGCTTAAAAAACTTTGAGTCGGCACCGCATGCCACACCCATAGTTATCAACTCTCTCTGCTCGTCACTGCTGAATGAGTCAAACCATTTCTTATATGCTGCTCTACTTTCCGCTGTTAATACTCTTTTCATGATTAAGCTCAAGTGCACTCTTATAATGCCGACTATTCTAATCGGAAATGGTAAATTTAATTATGTGAAAATGTTACATAATTCACACTATTTCTTCTTTTAGCTCATCAAGAAACTTCTTTAGTTCTTTAGCAGATGCATGCTGAGCGGATCTCACTACACTGGTCAGCGCTGCAAGCTTGTTCCGGTAATCCTTTTGGGCTGATTTTAGATACTCACTGTAAGCGCCATAAGTCATATTCATGATTTCGGTATGAGTATGGCCAGAGCTAATCAGCAACTGGAATGAGTCAAACCAGGTTGAATCATTATCTTTTGTTGCCTGCTTTTTATTACGGCGTTTAGGCTGATCTTCTTTAAAATAAGCGCCGTTGACCTGTAGTACTGCTGATAAAACTTCTTTAAATTTCTGTTCCGAAGTATTGGCCAAATCAATCAAACTAGCTACTGGAAGCTTGGTGGCCAAACTACAAATACCCAGCACTTCAATTGAATGAGCCTTAAAAAGTTGAGTCAAAATTTCATCTGAATAATCTTTTCCCCTTAAGAAGCCTTTTACCTTTTCGGCATGTACCGCCCATTGGTCAAAATCTTTCATCTGGATCTGGTGAACTTCAACATCATTCACTGTGATAGAGCGATTAGCTGCTAGAAAAAAATCATTCATGATGGAATCTCAAAATAAAGTTCAGGAAATAAAAAAGCACCCGAAGGTGCTTTTATTCATTTAATACTATGTTTATCTCTCAGATTTAAGGCTTAACCTCAGTAACATTGATAGGCTGATCCTTAATTAGTTCTAGAATACCTTCACCATTTTTAAAGTGGATTGATACCCCTTGGCTATTTGCTAAGCGGAGCCCGCTTGCTGATACGGCTCGTTTAAGTCGATAAGTTTTACCTGACTGATCACTTAGTTCTGCCGTTTCAAAGTTATCTGTAGTTCTAAGGATATATGTTTGATTATTTGGTCCAATAAACTTCAGTAATTGCTGTTCTTCAGTAATATTGATGATCTGTTTGGGCTTTAAATTTTCTGAGGATTTGTCTGTAGTAGTATTTTTAGAAGCCTTAGCCATATTAGAATTACACCCCATTAGAAATACACCTGCTGCTAGCGCCAAGAAGAGATATTTCATACTTATATTCTCCATTTTTAATTTTTGAATTCAACATAGATGCTTAATAGGGCCCATCTTAAAAGTAAAACATCAAAACATCTGTTAATTTTTGATAATTATTCTCATTCTTATTAATATATCTAGATAATTTGTGAAAAAATAAAGCTTATATTTCATCTTTCTAAATATAGATTATTTATTTTTATTAACTTTTATCTAATTTGTTTAATATAAATCTTTTAGTGAACAGGCACAAAAAAAGACGCTTATGCGCCTTTGTGCCTGTATTTTGGATTCAGTTACTCAGCTTTAGTATCAAGCTGCTACATTAAAACGATCAATGTGGCCAAACATGCTAAGTTCAGCATCATTTACCTTGGTAATGTCAGCCAGACATTCACCTTCAATATCGTAACTAGAGAAATCTTCATTGATCAGATCAAATTCCGTTTCCGGTGAAAACTCCACACGCCATAAAGTCACGGCAACCTTATCTCCTTTATAGGTATCAACACCTTTAAAGAAGAAGCGGTATTCATTGCCGATATCGTTTGCAATCGCAGTACGTGTTAATTTTCCGGCTTTACCTGACCACTTAACGTCACCAGTCGGTGCAATATTAAAAATCACTGTACCGAATGCCGAATCGAGTACATAGGTACTGGTATCAATATCTGTATCAGCGCCGTCTTTAAACTTAATTTCTGACAGATTACGCTCACCCAGATCAATCATGGTCCCAGCTTCAACAGTACCTAGTGAGCGATCAGCGATAGTGCTTGCAGATATTTCAGTAACTTTACCACTCATCACCATGGCAAGGTTTTGCTTGGTTACCTCTTCCAAGGTACCGCTTACGGATACTCCTGTCTGCTTGCGTAGTACAGCATCTTTCGTACGAAAACCTGTTTTTGACTCATAGTGATCGGTTGAATCTGAAGTAATTTGAAGCTGCAGGGCTGGCATACTTCCTACCGGAAACATACCTGATACTGCACCATTAATAATTTTAGCCAGGAACAGTTCACCCTGTAACGAAATAACGTCTGGTTTATTTCCCATCTGCTTTTACCTCTTTTGTAGTTTTTGCTGCAGCTGGTTTCGGCTCTTCAGAGGGCTGTTCTACCTCTTTGATCGTACCTGCATCTAATTGCTGTCGGATTTCAGTATCGGTGAGTCCACCCACGAAATCCCCTTTTTTGAAACGCCCTAATGGTTGTTGGGCTACATATTGCTTTGCTGCCATGACTGGTTCCTAGATAAACATTTTTGATTCAAACACCAAAGTGATATAAACGCATGTTGGAGAGTAGTCCTCTTCAACTGCAATCAGGTTTAAAGGTCGTGAACTTGAAGCAGGCTGCCAACCTGATAATAATTCCAGGACTTGTTGAGTCAGTGCACCAGCACGATCCAGAACTGCAGAGCCATCATTAAGCTGTGCCGAAGCATGACGCTCAACCACCGTAACTTCCCATTGCTGGGCCAGCATGTTCATTGATGACTTTGCAACATCATCCAGCTTTCGGATACGGCGGTAATAGACCTGAGCATTTGGTGTAACCTGTGATAGCTCTGTAACATTTGCAGAGTTGGCCGGGGTATAAATCTTTTTAAGACCTGAAATCCCGTTGAGTTTCTCTGCAATTTCATCGCGCACCGCAAAGAAGTTTTTATCGCTCATCAGTTAAATGCTCCACGATATCATTTAATACATCCTGCTCATCCTGTTCGGTCAAACCCAAAAATGGACGGGCTGGCATATTGATGATGTAAGCCTTACCCATAGATTCCTGCATGAAGTTAGAACGGGATTTGCGGACAAATCTGTTACCTACCGTGCCATCACGTCCCTGACGAAAATAGGTACGACGCATTCTTGCTTCATGACGTATTTCACCACCGAAGTGATGAATTGCGCCATAAACCACGTCAGTACCAATCTCTACTCCACTCTGCAGCACATTATGAGTAATGGAATCCATCAGCCGTGGGGTCTTACGCAAAGTGGTACCACCTTCACGTTTAACTCGGCCAGACAAACGCCATTTCCCTTCAAGTCCTTCGCCCTGCGTCCATCTATTACGGATATTGCTTACTATTGTTTGGCCAATCGTATCGAACAGTCTCTGTTGCGTTTCTTCAAGACCTGAAAGACGATGGAGTGCTTGCATGACTGCTGACTCACCATCAGCATCGATCTTTATTACAACACCAGCCATACCTCCTCCTTATTTAAATGAAGGCATCTTGTCTAGCGTTTCATCACCAAACACGCCTCCTACATAACTGGTTCCAATGGGCATTGTGGTAGGCCGGCCCTTAGGCTGATCATCTACAATTTCATTGGTTGCGGTCTGGATCTGTAGATGTGCTTTTTCATCTTGTACCCGTTCAAGAAATTTAATCGCATCTTTATAACGGTTACGTACTTCTTCAGTGGGTTGCTGGTAATAAAGCCGGTAACGGGCAATATCACAGGCCATGCGGTTCAGATTACTGGGCACATTGGGAAGAGGCAGAGAATAACGGCCACCAATATAACCGTTAATCTCTTCTGCCGCATCCTGAAGCGCTTCATTGATAGAAGCTGCTGCATCTGCATGCATCAGCTTTAGTTCTTCAATGTCATCAGCAAACCGCTTCACCATGTCTGCTTCTGTTGCGTACATAGATCACCTTACTTGGCTGCATCAGCACCCTGTTCAGCTGGCTTGTCACTGGTCTTAGACTTAGACGCTGACTTGGCCTTTTCAAGCTCAGCCACCTTTGCTTTAAGCTCAGCAACTTCCTGCTCAGTTTTAGCTTTGTCATCTGCTAAGGTTTTATTAGCCGTTGTCAGCTCTGCATTGGCCTTTTCAAGCTCAGCCAAACGTGCAGCGGCACTATCTGCTTTAGGCTCTTCCGGCTCCTGATATTCTTCAATAGCCCGAGATGCTAAAAGGGCCTGAAGTTGTTTAGCTTCAAGCCCTTCTATTTCCTGACCTGGACGGAAATGTCCGATCGACTGTCTTGCAATATACTTTGGCATTGAGTTCTCCTTATACAAAGCCACGACCACCCACTAAACCGTTCTTGTTGTTTGGAACAGCCAGTGGAGAGGATTCAGCGAGTAATTGAATGCTTGAAGGATTCTTTTCTTGCCATTGGCTTAAATAGAACTCTAGAGCTTGGCCAAATGCTTCAACGTTTTGCAATGCACAATGTGCGATCCAGCCATTGGCGTCGGCAACCAGACCAAAGAAGTCTTCAGGGATAAAGCGTTCGGTACTACCCCCCATACTATGCTTAGCGTCATAGGTCCAGATTTCGATATTGTCCACTGTGCCTCGGAATTGTGGCTTATCAGATTGATCAAAGGTTGGAGTGAGCGGCACACTGATCCCTTTATACGGTGTAATGAATTTCTCATTAAACTCAGGATCCTTAATCAAGACATTAAATACTTTAGATGTAGTCAAAGCCATATTTGGTGATGTACCTGAATGTTCGACAGCCAAGTCAATCATCGCCTGAATATCCTTAACCGGTGTGGCTCCTGCTTGTCCCCATTTAATCAGAGGTGTGAAGTTACAGGCCGGGTTCCGCTCATAATCCACTTCGTACATCGGGAAATCTGCTGAGGCAAAAGTAGTCTTACCATATAGCAGTACATCACGGGCAATCAGCAGCTTCCGGTTTTCAATAGATTGACGCAGGTACAGAGCCTTTTGTGCCTGGTCGATTAAGAGCAAGTCTGCATCAGACAATCGATTTGAACCGGTCGCAATCACGCCAAACTGACGTAAGCGTGCGATCAGGGCGGTATTCTGCACTTCACTCGGCATTACCGTCATCATTGGTTTTAGATAAGCAGGCTTCACGAACTTCACGTTACCAGATTCACCTACTTTGATCTGACGGCCAGCTGCAGTCGGAGTAACAAACGGCGCAAGTGGAGTTGCTGTATTGAGCTCACCAACAGGAACTTCCTTTTTGGTGTATGAAACACGTTGAGGGAAAAAGCGATCCATCAACCAGGTATCTACTTTTTGAGTAGTGTCGGTCAGTAGCACGAGTTGTGGCACATCCAGTAATTCAACTGGTGCATTTTGAAATGTAAAAGTTTGACTCATGTCTTAGTTCCCCACCACTTTACGAAGTTCGATTTTATTAGCCAATGCCTGTGCACGTACTGCATCATATTGATCTGCTGTTAATGGAACTCCGTTCACAGTAACTACAGCAATATCGAAAGGACCTTGTGTATAGATTGGCATTTCTAAGTTATTGTTGGCGTGATATGTAGATTGCTCTGCAGTGAAATCTGAAACAGCAATCGCGTTCCAATCCCCTACCACCCCAGTGGTAACAACAGGGTGGTCAGCCACATTATTTGCACCAACGTTGAGTAGATCCCCACGTTTGTATGCAGTTGCTGTTTTTACTTTGGCATTTTCGGTGCGAATACCATCGCCTACCACCAATTGATTGGTCGTAATGGTTTGAGTAATTGTTCCCATTATTTAGACTCCTGAGCTGCCGCAAATTTAGCGAATGCCTGATCCAAAGCTGATCCTTGTGGTGCTTGCCCACCCTGGCCACCAGTAGCCTGATGATTGAACAGGTAGTTCAGCGCAGGATTTACACTTGGTGTTTGTTGTTGCTGCTGGCCAGCTGGTGGCTGCTGCCCACCTGCAGAGAACTGCCGAAGCTGCTTTGCAGTAAAGGCAAAGATGGAGTCGTCCATATTGGTGTATGCGTTTTTATCGTCAGCACTGAATTGTGTTTTCAGCTCTGTTTCTAAAGCTGCAATCTCATCAGCACGTTTCTGTGCTTTAAACTGTTTCAGCTCTCCCAGCGCATCATCGCGCTCCTTTTCTGCCTGCTGTTTGGCCTGTTGTGCTTTTTCTATTTCGGTCACGTCTGTGTCCTCTTCTGGTGGTTGATTGGAGTTAAGTTTGCCTGAGAAGGCTTTGATTGATGTATTCCGATCAGCACCGGTAGAGCAGATCGTGAATTCACGAATACGGTTGTTACGAAAAACGGCGATAGGTCCGGTAAATGACTGACCATTAACCACAACGGTCTGGCCTGTGTTTACCTCTTCAACTGAACCCGGATCAATGAACATGGACATTTGAAATGGAAACTCGTCATCAGAGTCCTGGACAATCTCCTTAGCTCGTTCATTAGTCAGGAAGTGTCCTTCTACATCGATCTTTCCATTGGTATCGACTTTTTTAACTACACCGATACGATTAGAGCCGAAGTGCTCTTCCAGCAATGCAGTAGGTGAATCAATTTCGATACCCTCAAGATCAAAGACCACGCCAGTACGGCCCCAGTACCAGTGACCATCTACACGTCCACCGCTATATGCCGTACCTTTAAATGTACGCTTTTCTCCCTCTTTGGCCTGAGGTACCTCAATGGCTGATGTATTAAAGAGATATTTCAGCCGTTCTTCATTTGGATCTGGCATTTTTCATGCTCCATAAAAAAACCACCCCTAATGGAGTGGCTCAAATTAATTTCTTAAATTTAGTTAGTTAAGGCTTTCAGTGTATAAATCATCTGGCCATTTACTATTTCACTTGAAACTACCTGAAAAGATATGCCTAAAGGAAACAGTACACCTTGCCCTGCATTTAACTTTTCCAGATCAATACCTAAACCTTTAGCATTTTCAATCTGAATCACAATATTTGAAGCAGAACCTGCAAGCAGTAACGGCGCATCCAATGTAATGACCTTACCTACCTCCAATAATGCAGCGTAGGCTAGTGAAGCCGATCCGGTCACTGTAGTTGCACTATTCGATGCCACTGCCTGCAACCTGCCTAAATCCTCCTTCAACCAGCGTTTAAGTACTTCCTCAGCCAGAGTGATAGATGGTTGCTTTAACTGCGCCGTAAGAGCTGAATCATTGCCTTGTACATAATCCAAGAAAGTCTTAATTGTACTTGGACGTATTTCCGGATCTAAAGGTAAAACTGTCTCAACAATAGTTTCAAATAGATCACGGCTCTGCTCATCCATTGGAGCAAATAAACTGGCCAGCTTTTTACTTGCTGTCCACTCGGCTTTGATAACTTCCTTCTGCTCCAGTAAAAACGGTTTATCCAGGTCAGAATCCAGAATCTTCTGGTCCACCAGACCAGATAGATCGCCATAGGTCATTGGACTAGTACTCCACCCCATTTCCTCAGCCACTTCCGGCAGCTGATCATCAGGTGTAATACCATATTTCAATGCCTGCTTCTCGGTTAAGGCAATCACTGTACAGCGACACATGAAGCCCCACGGCGGGTGATACATGAGCCAGAACGGATCATCGATATGACGGATAATACGGTTCAATGCCAGGTGACTTGGACGGACCCGGCTATCATCGATAGCTGAATACATCAGGTATGGTCGTTTGTCCCTATTACGTTGCTGCTGTTGCCAGCGTCCATGACTATACGCCGTCTGAATATTGGTTCTAAAAACATTCTTGAGATAAGGCTCACTGAGCTTGATCTCATGTTCAGCGACCAGTTTCTTAAAGTCCTCAAATGTCGAGCCATCTGAGATGGCCTTGTTTACGGCGGCTATCACTGTCTGGATCTGTTCTATGCTCGATAAAAAACTGACCGTGGTGGCCAGTTGTCGTGTCTTGAGATCCAGAGAGTAAAACTCATCAGGCAATACGATTTTACGAGACCGGGCAAACTGTAAGGCCTCTAAGAATGTGACTGGTTGCAATTTTCGGCTCCAATAAAAAAGCAGCTTAGAAGCTGCTTTAATTTTTAAGTTATCATTTAACTAATCTTCTTAGATCTAAAAGATTCATTAGAAGAATTAAAAAAATAATTATTAAGAGAATGAAAAATATTATCAATCCAAGAAATACTGCACCAATAACACCTTTATTTATATAAAAATTATTAGCAATGAAATGAATTACAGCATTGCCCTTAACAAGAAACAAAACTATTACGAAGCTTATAAAAATTACAGAAGAAATTAAATTTCTTTTCTCTTTTTTAAAAGCTATCTCATTTATTTCAAGTCTTGTTAAGACTGACTTCTCATCGTACGCTTTTATAAGCACATCATCCCAATAAATTACTAAAGGCGCTACTATTTCAAAATTAGTAAAATCTGGATGTCTATTGTAGTAATCTAAAACTTCGAAAGTAGCTAACCCACTACCAGATAACTTCTGAGCTGCTGCATTTTTCATTGCGCGCTTGCTATGAGGAGAAAGATTGTTATCTTTATCAATCTCAGATATTTCTAGAAAATAATCAGATTTTCGATTGAAACGTTCTTCTGCTTTTCTAAATTTATCCTTTCGATTGATAATGAGTTCTATTAACTTCATTAGATCAATCATTACTACCTCATATATTCTTATAAAATAGTAATGATTTTATATACCTAAATAGAAGTTTAATAGATTATCTTTCTTTTTCTGCCGTGACATACCCTAGTACATCACCTGCATATAAAGCTCGTTCCAGATTCGCCGTGAACTGAGACTGACTGGCCTCAGGCATAAGCTGTATTAGATGAAAGGCTAGATCTTCTGGTGTTCCACTCTTCTGCAGGAGCTCGTTTACCTGATCATTGCTTAAGAGTTCAATATTGCGCTGTGCATCAGTCAGCTCTTCTACTTCCTGCTGCTCAGGTGATAGCTTTCTGGTAGTTGTCGCAAAGCTAAAGGCTTTATGGGGTAAAGCTTTAAACTGCAAATCGGGTTGGTTCAAGTCAGTTACAGACTTTAAATCACCCTCTTGCAAGCCATACTCACGAATAAAGTAGTCATCCGATAGGTTTGCACCTGCATTTTTCAGGTGAACATCCCGTTCGGCCTGCTCTTTGTTAAGAGGTTTAGCTTCCTCACCCAAGCTCACCTTATGTTCATCCCATCCATTGAGCATGCATAAGGCATCAACTACTGCCTGGATCGTTGGAGTCACTAGCCGCATATCAGATTTCAGTTTATCCTGTCGCACATTTTCATGTACCTGACCAAGAGCGCGACTGCCAGTTCCATCTGTACCACTAGTGAGTGTCTGTCCCAATACAACCTTTTGAATTTGCCGAATTAGAACGCTATTAAACATATCGAATGATGAGCCAGCTGTTCCATTTGCTCCGGCAGTCAGAACACTTACATCATCGTCCTTATCAATTGCGAGAACACTTTGAGCATGAGCATTGAGCAAAGCTTTAGCCATATCTTCTGTGCCAGTTGTATCCACCTTGCCGAGAAGTATGGGTGTACCAAAACGCTCCAAGAACTTGGCCCAGAATTTAAAGCCATTCTGTTTAAAGAAATAAAGCCAATATAGTGTGGCTAACAGTGCTTTTCCATAGGGTTGCTCATAAGTGGCTTTACGGCGTGTCAGAAAGAACTTTATCTTTTGATCAATTTCTTCTTCTCGACCGTAACCGTCTTGCCGGTAGATTAATCGTCCATCATTTTTTGGTTCAAACCATTGCATGGGCTTTTCACCAATCCATTGCAGTCCCACATACCCTTCAGGCTTAAGCTCATATACGGCTTCCTGTACGGAGTAACCAAATAACAAGGCGTTTAGTGCAGCAGATGCAATTTCAAAATACCATTCTTTTAGTTCGATATTCAGTAGCGCTGCAACAGGAGTATCACTTGGTTCAATCCGAAATGGTGTAGCAAGCAATGCATCAATACGCGTCTCTATTGCTTGGGCAATTTCGTCATCATCCAGCATAATTTTCAGTCTATGCCGGGCTATACCCGCTTTACGTAAAACCTCATCCGTATCTGGCTGTCGGCCAAAGTTAGAGAGAAATTGCGTAACTGCTTCTTGTGTATATAAGTTGCCATAAGACAAAGCCTTTTTAGCTGCTTTGCCTTTTTTAGACTTTGCCATAGGTTTTCCTTACGAGAATGTTCGACTTCCTGCTGTAGCAGGTTTAGCTTTACGCCTACCCTTAGATATTTTCTCCAGGGCATAACGGATTGAATCGATGTAGTGGTTATAGGCATCAATGATGATTGGTAACACCTCATCCGTTAACCGGTCTTTTTTATAAGAGTAGTTTCTAAACTCATTTAGGGTTTCCTTACACCGAGGGTGAATATAGACCCGCTTGAATGACTGGATAAAGGCAATACCATCCTCGACTGAACCCTTTCCTTTTTCACATGCCTTGATACGACTTAATCCGTTTCGTTTTAGATGGCTAATAGACTCGGGTCGTGCGTTATCGGCATAGATTGCATAATCTTCAAGATCAGGGATGAGTTTTGATAAGAACTCTACCGTATCATCCAGTTCTAGCCCTACAGCGCCTGCCTCATACTCAATCCAGAGGCAATCGTCATGAATCCATGAACGTGTCGCGGCCAGCGGATCATGAGCAAAGCCAAAATCCAGACCCTGATATGGTCCATCCCAGCTATAGGGATCAGGCTCAAATTCCTGAATTTCAAACTTGTTTCGAAAGATCTGTGCTTCAGATAATTCCAGATACTCTCCCTCCCAGATCCAGCGATAGGTTGAATCATCCAGAGTGGCCTGATCACGGCGGCGCTCGATTTCAAGGACCTCAGGAAACCACGGGTTATCGGTATAGTTCATCTCTACACCGAGACCGATCAGTTCACCGGTCAGGTCATCATAAATTTCTTCATGTCTGAAACGTGTACTGGTTGCACTATCACGTCGTTCAGGGTTCCAGGTAATCAACACCTCAGAGTTATCTTCACGTACTGTAGGTAGTAACTTGCGCCATGCCATCTCAGAAACAGTTTCAGCCTCATCTACCCAGCACAGCAGAATACGCGCTTTAGACTTGATGCTGTCCAGGTTGTGGCGTAGACCAGCGAATCCATAGCTCACTCTTTTATTTTTAGTACGAATAAAGTTTTCACCCATCTCGTAATAGTTTTTTAAAAAAGGAACTGAGCGAATCGCCTGTTTTATTTCTTCCATAGAAGAATCAGCTAATGAGTTCATAAACTCACGCGCACCTAAGATCAACCCGCTCACACCAGCCTCGGCATATATATAACCCTTGATCGCCGTCATCAGTGCAAAGCTTCTAGTCTTACCTGAACCACGGCCACCCCATGAAGACCTGTAACGGATATTGCTGGTGCTAAATAGCGGGATAAGTTTAGGCGGTAATTCAATCTGTACCTTTGACATTAGGAGCCACCAGTTCGATTACAGTAGGTTTCGCCGCATTAAGAGATTCGCCGTTTGTGGTTATATCTGTCTTTGTGATACGACCATCTGTTTCTTGAAATGCTTGCTTTAACAGGTTCTGCTTTACGCGCTTATTCCGTCCAGAATCCTCATACATCTTTTGAAGTTCCCTTAAACGAAATGCTTTATTAGCAATCGCTATATCTTCGATATTTTCTCGAAAATCCTTGTGGGTACGCTCAAATAGTTCTGTCAGTTTCTTGCTTAGGTTTCTGCCTGAAAACTTTGTAGGGTCATAACCCTCACATTGTCTACGATCAATCTCTATACCAAATCTTTGTTGGACAGCATCAGCTACCTGTTGAGGTGTTTCAAAGCAAGCAAGAGACTGAACTATAAAGATTTTTACAGGCTCTTTAAGTGCCGCCATAAATACCCCTTTGTCATGCTACGTCCAACAAGACAGGCAAAAAAAAAGAGCCTTTCAGCTCTAACCAATCACACAGTTCCCACAGCATGCAGCCATGCTCTTTTCAGAAACAAACGGCGCGTTCTTCGCGATTTCCAGTAAACGCTTAACTGACTCATCAGCTCCCCAGCGTTTAGTCTCACCAAAGAACACCTCGACATCATGGCCAGCCAAGTAATGCTTTGGTAAGCCGGTCATATCGCTATAAATGATTTCGCCGTCCGGATCACGTTCAACACCGATGTGATAAAGTTCATGCTCAATCAAACGACAGAACTCACGATCATTAGAGTTTTCGCAAAAGCTTGCGTCTACTGTAATGAGATAAACAGGCACATAGCCGAACCAGTCCCGCATCTGTTGTTCCTGTCTAGCCTTCTTCCAACCGCCCTGGTTAAACATCACCTTTTCACATTGGCCCAGTACCATACGTTTTTTCGCTACTGCCGCAGATGAAGCCCAAGCAAATGCCAGGAAGGTTTCATCATCATGAAGCAGCTCAGCGATATGATCATGGTCCGGATTGTGCAGCTGGCCACCCAAGGTTAAAAAGTTTTTAAGCACCCATTCTTTTAATTCAACGGCGGGTGCTAACCGGATTGCTTCCTCTTCCTCTGCCTGATCAATCAGATCCGGCGGTGGGAATGGTCTGAACTGTTCTATCATTCATTCGCTCCAGTTCTTTTTTAATCCAGTTAATGACATAGCCTGAAAGTATTGAATCAGGATGAAAACGTTCGAACGTATAACCCAGTTCTTCTGCATGGTCATAACGATCCATGCTCCATGCTTTATTGGCCAGCTTACCCCTGCGTCCACCAGACCAAGGACCGCCTTCAATCTCAATTAGCAGTCGCAGCTTTACAATATGAAAATCAAATCGCCAGTGCTTAGTGTTTTTAAACTGAAACTTTCGCTCATACCCAATTGAGTGTTCTTCTAGTTCTTGAAAAAGGGTTTCTTCAGCTTCGAGATATTTTTGAGTTGCCTTAGGTAATGGCTTTGCTCTTGGTACCTTTTTTAATGGCTTCTTTTTGGTTAGAGCTTTGTACTGGTCGGCATCCATAACTTACACCCATTAAAAAACCGCACTAACTTTAGTCAATGCGGCTTCTTATTCTTACCAAACTTAAATAACGCTATTCGATTTCTTTCCAGAAAGAGACATATAGTTTGAATTCTGACTTTATGAGAAATGCACTAATTAAAAATGCAGCCCCAATTACCAGAAACATTATGTCTATATTCATAAACCCCACCAATTCAAGGATAATTCCAAGAATGCACAGTGCATAAAAAACAACTACGCCTAAATTTTCTTTCATTTACTTCACCAGGAGAAAATTTGCTTTCTGCAAATTTGAACTGGCATATTTACATCAAAACTTCTTTAAATGGAAGAGACTGAGAAGTCTATCCGATAAATATAATTTTTGGTTATCTGGTTAATATTTTGCAAACCTCTTACTTTCTTTTTCTCCATGAGAGAAGAACCACTCAAAACTAGCTTAAGACTATTGTTCAGTTATTTAGGTGTTATAAGCACCACCAATAAGTTATCTTCTTCTAGCCAGTCAAACTCATACCCTTTAGCATCATAGTAAATTTCCAGTTTCTCTACTACTCCAGGCTCAATATCAGAATATTTCTCTTCAAAACTTATAGCCGTATTTTTATTTACTTCCAGCTTATTATTGATACTAGAGATTAATCTTTCATAAGTAATTCTATAATTAGACATGATAAAAACTTCTTAATTTTTCGGCAAACACCTAGCTATATCAGAGCCCTAGCAAAATAAATATAGTATAAATGTCTAAGTAATTTTAATTAATTTAATCAAATAGATTGCATAAGTTATTTTAAAAAATCTAGGATTTGATCTGTAGTTATGAGAATAAATTTTAAAAGATCTCATAAGGTGTTTAGAGCTTATGAGATCTTCAATAATAAAGTTAATTCCTTTCATACTTTCAGTTCACCCATTATCCTTAAGCCACTTGGGCTTCATCCAGAATAAGCTGAACCGCACTCTTTAACTTTATTTCCAAATCAGGATCTGCCTTATTCATGCGCCACTCATGCCTGGGAGTAGGATTATTTCCGGCATATCCTATATCTGAAAACAAATATACGCATTCATCAGAGAGATGAGCGCTATAAACAACCTCTTTTGAATTACCATGTGTTTTCTCTAACACCTGTAATGTTTTCAGTATATCTGAATCACTCATATTTAAAATCTCTCTCATTAAATAGAAAAGCTCATACTGGGAGTGATATGAGCTTTCGGTAGATGGATATTTAAAGCTAATAAACTAATAATGAAAGGTTAAAAAAACCTGCTTTCATAGAGGTAAAAGCAGGTTAAGGGGTACTACTACACACACTCTTCTATCGGAAGGAAAGTGATAGAATTAATATTAATATAATTTAAATTCAAATATATGTAGTTGTTTTAATAGCAATAACGGTGTGCTTAATGTATCTCATGTTGTTTATTTATTAAACATAGCTTGAAATTAAATTAGAGATTTTTAAATAAACAATATAAATAAATTTCTAAAAATCTGTCTCCAACTAAAATCTTATGAATAAAAAAAACCTATCCTCTTAAGGATAGGCTAATGAGGATTTGTATAGAACTAAGTGTATACAAATTCATTAAAACTTTAAGAGCCTTTCTTTCAGGGAGAAAAGATAATTAAAGTAGGTTACCAAAGTACCCTTAAGTAAAAAGGGTCATTTGAATATAGACAAAATATCGAGTTTCTTGAGTAATTTTTTTGGATAATAGAGTTAATAGTATGTATCGTATTCACTCACTAATATTCTTTTATTTGCTAGTTCTTCAAGCATGTTCTTATTCTCTGATCCAATATATAAAAATAAAACCTGCGGGGACAGGCTTTATTTTATATATCTTCAAGATTAATTGAATAACTTTTTAAAAAATTAAATAAGCTAACTTAATATTGAAACAGAATAAATCAACTATGGCTTAAGGTATAAAAACTGTCGGGCTGTCGAGATAATAAATCTACAAAGTCAGGAATAGTTTCATTAGTCAACAAATAGGGATTAAAGCTCTCTTTATGCTTATCCATAAAGAAATTTATAACATCTTTATGATAGCTCGCATATTTCATATGCCATTTGGAGAACATTCGTTCATCAATATTTTCTAAGAACAGCACTTCACATTCTTCATGACGTGGATCTTTAAGAATCTTCTGAAAATAAAGATGTTCAACTTTTTCCCTCTCCCCTTCAAGGCATTGGACAAAGTAGCCATTGCCGTAATAGAGAGCACCATAAATCTTATGAGGCGTATTAAAGTTTAATGCTTCAGTAAGAATGTTGAACAGCTCATTCATAGGGTTGGCACAATCTTTTAGCTTACTTACATACAACAGTCTTACATCTTCCACATTAACCTCCTGACCTAACTAAATAGTAACCACGTAAAAACCGTAAAAAAACATTTTAAAATTTTTGTAAGTAATTACTTATAGCTGCAAGGTGTTTAGTTTGTGATGTAAGGTCCCTAAAGATAAAATTTTCACTTATCCAAGTCAGCTTTGTTGACAATGCAATAGGTAACGCAATTGAGTTAAACCAAAGAATGATTTAAGACTCAAAGAAGATATATCCCCGGAATTTAAGCGCAATATTAGTTCAAACAATTAGTTAAAGATACTAGTGATAAAGGCTAATTTGTAATCAATGCAAATAGAACTCATTTTAATCAAGATCAATACAGATAAACAGTATTCGCCCCCTTTCTTTCTAACCACATGAAGCGTCAATGATCTTGTTGGTATTTGAAGCCTTAATAACTGTAATTCGGTTTGGTCGATAATCTTCTGTAACAGCCTCACCTACTCTTGCATAGCGAAGTATCTCTGAATTGGTCATCTTTTTGATTTCCTGATCACTTAAATCAGTTCTCCCTACAAGCTCTTTGGCCCGAAGTGGCAAACACTCATGGAGTGTATCTTCTGCTTGTTTATCTGTTTTTTGTTCAGATACGTGATCAATATCTGACTGGTAATTTGAACATGCACAGAGAACCGTCAGTAAAAATCCTGAAGCAATAAATTTTTTCATATTTTGGAACTTCATGGTGGGTATTTAGTAAATAGTGAATCATCAATCTGCTTTTAGCTGTTGTGTTCTCTTATGCACTTTTTTATAAAAGTTATCAGATCTAGCTTTTACTGAAGAGTTCTTTCTTTTAAAGTAGTTCACAATATCTTGATAGCCTTCCTCTTTTTCATCCGCTAGAGGAAAGGTTTTTTCTTTTTGTGTAAATATAGTTTCAATCAGGTTTACATACCAATTAATAAAACTTTGGGTAAGCTCCCGATCAGGTATTACACTGAAATCTATCCGTGCTTCTATACCCCATCTTTCTATAGGTTTTAACGTTTTTAAATAGCTTCGAGTAAGAGGAATCTTAATTTCTTTACTTTTAGTTTTAAATTTCAATTCGGTGAGTAAAAGATTTAAGTCCTTTAAACCATTAGTACTAAACCCGTATTCTCTATATACCTTCACATAGGTTTCTTGAGCAAGGCGCTGATAATTTTTGATAATAGTTTTCAATGTCTAATCCATTTACATTGATTTTAGATACCATACACATCTACTGGTACATTTGACCAGATGTTTAAGATTAATTCTTTATAATCGGCCGGTTCTGCGCCTTCCAGCAAGTAGAAAGATTTAATCGTACCATCCTTGTTGATTTGAACTCTTTTATACAACAGGGTCTCTTTATCCTGCGCCGTAAACTCTTCGATAAATTTGAGGATCTCTTCTGAACCTAAATGTGATGGTTCTACCAACTGGCCATTATACATTCCACCTATGTAATAGGTTGACTGGGCTGACATAAGAACCTCTCTTAGACTTTATTGATCAGGAGCGAGCCTTGATAAGGAACATCTGCTTGTTTCGAAAGCATATAAAGCTCTTTCTAATTTAGCCTACTTACAGGTGTTGAAAGTATCTTTTGTAATACCCGAATGTTAAGTTTTTTTAATATTAAAAAAGCCCGCAAATGCGAGCTTTATTTAATGGCGATTATATACAAATTCGCCAAGTTATCACAAATATGCCATAACCCGTATATACAAGCAAGCACTACTTTTTGAGTAAACCAGAAATAAGATTAGGGTAGCGGCCAGAGATAAAGGCTAATCCACACTTGGTATCTTGTTGGATCTGGATAATTGACGTTTCTCTATTGGTAGCAATTTCTCTTACTGACTCATTCATAACAAAGCGTGCCCAAACTACATCCATCCACTCTTGTAATGGTTCACTCTCAATCTGCCGTATATCTAAAATTATTCGTTGAAATGCTCTTGCCTCATTATCGCTTATTTGACAGGTCACTCCACGGCGTACAACTGGTTCTCTAAAACTTTCATCATTCATATATTTTGCAATGAGCTGCTCACGTTGTTTCTGGTTCAACTTACGCGTGGGCAATGATTTGTAGACCAGACGCTTGACTTCAGTATTGCCATTCATCCAGGCACCAAATTGACGGAACCAGTCCTCAGTACTAAAACGTGTCCAATCCGTTGTTTGCATAATTGTTACTGCTGTATTCATCTACTTCAAGTCCCCTAATAACCTTTCAATCTGCCGAACCGCCAAACCGCTTTTCACTTGCTCTGTACTAAACCGTAAAACCTGATAACCCAGCACTGTGGCCGCATTATATTTTTCCATATCGTGAATAAACCCTTTACCCCGTGTGTGCCTGCCACCTGTCCAGATCCCGCCCTCAATCTCGACTAAAATCTTTGTTTCTAAAATATGAAAGTCTGCTCGCCATTGCCGTTTTGGGTGAAATTTATATTCCTGCTCAAAACTGATCCTGAGCGCTTTAAGATCACTGGCCAGCTTTGCCTCTCCCTCACTTACATTCTTCTCCCCCTTCACCTTGCTCTGCCGTTTGGCTTTGGCACGTTTTTTAGTGCCATAGAGCTTGTGATATTCAGCCAGAGACATACTGGTCATTACGCGCCTGCTGCCAGTGAACCATTGAATCCTACCTGTTTCAGGTAAGGCTCCCATTTCTTCGCCTGTACCGGATCTGCCAGTTTCACGGCGATGCGTGCGGCCAGTTTTTCGTATGACTCACCGGGTTCGCTAAAACGCCCTGAGAATTCGGGATGCTGTGAGAGCTTCTGGGCGAAGGTGTGGATCTGTTTTTCAGAAAGCCGATTCGACTGACTCCCTGCGCCTGCCGGTTTAACAGGTGCAGCTTGCTGCGGATTTGAATACTTGGTTCGGTAGGCGTTAATCAGCCAGTCAGCAAAGTGATAGATCATCAGATCACAGCTCATGCTCTTGCCAGCGTTGTAGGTTTCAAAGGCCCGCTTTTCCCGCTCAGACCACTTCGAGTTCATGAGGGTGTCAAAATCGATGCTGTCATCGGCCAGAAAAATTTCTTCACGAAGTTTTTTAAAGCAAAGCCAGTCTTTTTTATTTTTAGATTCTTCTGAAAGATTCATTGGGAGATTCTGTGTCCCGTTAACGGCACTATTCAAAGTCCCGTTATTGGCACTATTCAACATGCCGTTAACGGAATGATTCCGTTTTTGGGACTGTTCCGTTTCCGGTACTATTTCAGATAAATTTTTTTCCTGTAATGGTGCCGTTTTTGGCATGGTTTCGCGTCCATTGACCCCATTTAACCGGTAGACTTTTACTCGTCTGGTACTGCCCTTGCGCTCACCGGTATCGACAATCAGCCGGTCTTCCAGCAGCTCGGCAATAATCTTGAGTACAGTCTTGCGTTCAAGACCGGTGTCTTTTTCAAGACGCTGCATGCTGGGGTAACAGCAATGGTCTTCACCGGCACGGTCTGCCAGTGAAAGTAGGATAAGCCGTTTCAGCGGTATGCGACTACCGCCTTTCTTCTCGGTCAGTCCGACTCTCCAGGCCCAGTTGGTTGCATCTAAGCTCATGGCTTCACCTTTTCCTCAGGGTGACCAGCCGCGTCAGCAGGCTGGATATATCCACCGAAATATTTAACTTTGCCGGCACTCATCAGACTGCTTTCGATCTGGGCCGACAGGTACATCGTGATTCTGAAACGGCGGGACATCTGCGCCTTGAACTCGTCCCGGGCCAGTGCAGCATTGGCCTCGTTATAGCCGCGTTTACGCAGGTTGGCTTTATTGCGCTCGATCAGCTCGTTTAATATGCGTAGCGCCGGCTCGTAGAAGGATTGCACCTGCTGGAGCTGCTTATATTCGGGCAGTGCATCAAACTGATGGTTCATGGCGCCTCCGTAACAAACAGTGCTACCGGCTCAGCCAAGCGGCGCTTGGGCTTACAACCTGACGACCTGGAACTGAATCTGAAAATAATGACTGGTGAGTTATTTTGTTTGAGATCAATAAGTTTGTGATTATCCGGCTGTTCTGTTAAATTGATTTTGTTCATTTGGCTTCTCTAACTCATTTGAATAGGAAAAGCCTGACCTCAACCGTCAGGCTTTTTTAATGCTCTAAATTTGTCTGAGTATTCTCATGGCATCCTCTGGCATCTCTTGTTTCCTTAGGATGACCCCACACCTTCCGCATACGATTGAACTTGCGTCTCTCCACGTATCCAGTCTGCTTTCGTCATATCGCTGGCATTGGCCACACCTTCGATAGATTCATCGGTCAAGTCATTAAATTTGACCGTTACAGGGTTATCGAGCTTTCCACCTAAAAAGCCCAATTCTCTTGCTTCATTCATTTCATCGGTTCTCATGAAAAGAGCAGCTCCCTTGCCTAATAAAATTACGTAGGGATTACTTCATTCTTATGCTCTATATTTTTTGACTTTCGCGGATTACCAATTTCAAGAATTTCTTGTTCAGTAAAGTTCTCGCATAACTGTGCAATTGAATTTGAGTATTTGCTTTCACCTGTGTACTCCGAACGTGGTAAGCAATTCTTTTCAATCCATTTATAAATAGACCTTTCACTTAATTGAACAGAAAATGCAACTGCACAAACTCCGCCAGCATCATTAATAACTTCTTTTATAGTACTCATCTTAAATCCAATAATGAACTATTAGTTCAACTTTAACAGGAACTGATAGTTCTTTCAATAACATTTAGTATTGAACCAATGGTTCATAATGGTGCTGTAATGACTTCACAGATAGATTCAGTTAAGCAAGAATTTGCTCAACGCCTTCATAAAGCAATGGATGCGGTAGGTTATCCAGTTAGAGGGCGAGCACGTATTTTGAGCCGAGAGTTTAATATTTCCGACAAAGGCGCGGGAAAATGGTTAAATGGTGATGCCATACCCGAAACCTCAAAAATTCCTCTTTTATCAAAGTTTTTAAAAGTTAATTCTGAATGGCTTTTATCTGGGACTGGAGAAATGTTCGTAGATTCCGAACAGAATTTAATTACAAAAGAGCCGATAAGGAGTCTAAAATCCACCTATAACCTTAAAGAGCTCGATGACTTTATAAAAGAATTAGAAATGTTAGATAAAAATAAGGATTTAACTTTAGAAGCATTACTTCTTTTACGTCAAACCCTTAAATTAATTACAAAAGCAAATTAGTTTCTATTTGATAACTGAATTCTATTTTGAGGTCTATAAGGTGTAAGAATAGTTGCATAATTTCTAATTACCTGATTATAAAGATCGGTAACCTCTTTTGCACTTACAGTTATAATCATTGCGTAAGGAATCGGTTTCTGATTTTTTGTAGGTTTTGCACTCTCTCTATAATGATAATAGACATCAAAAACTGGATTTAATAGTTTTTTAGCTTGAAAGGTTTCTTGATGCTTTAAAGTGGGCTCCCACTTATTTCCTTCATCTCTACTTTCATATTCTGGACTTTTAAATAAATCAGATTTAGTAAAAAACGGTTGGCTTTTAGGATGTTCAGATTTTTTCTGAGTTTTTTTATCATAATTAAAATTCGCAGCATTAGGTCTAAAAACAACCTCTATGCCATGCCTAGTATAGGCTCCAGGGAACTCAATATCCACTTCAGGTGAAATAACTAAAGTCGCCTTAATATCAACAGCACCTGAAAGTATGAGGTTTTGTACTGGGATTGGAACTCGTAAATGCTCACCAACTAATAGTTCACCTTGATACAAAACAGTAGCCTCATGATCTTCTGAAGTGATCAATTTTAAAGGCTCTAATTCAGCTCGCCCCCATCCTACCTCATTCAATTGATATAATAACCTTTCGGATTGATGAATCATCAAGGCTCTTAACGCCAAATGGGAGACATCTTCACCCAAAGTTGTCCTTAAGCCAGCGATTGAACGTAATGCCAAGGGTGCAGCAAAACTAGTACCACAGTTCTTGGAGCTAACTAAACCACCATTCGCATGATGTAAAACTTCAAAAGGTTCATTGTTTGATCCACCAAAAACAACAAAATCTGGTTTAGCTTTTCCAGGACATCTACCTGGTCCGAAAGCACTATATAAAGCTTTATTCCAATTATTACCAGTACTATCACTAGCGCCAACTGAAAGAACATTAACAGCATCAGAAGGGACTTGTATTCTATTTAAGCCAGAGAGTGCATCTCGCTCCCCATTATTACCAACAGCTACGGTAGCTACAGAATTGCCTTTAGCAAATATTTTATCTAAAGAAGCTGTCCAAAGAGTAACCTCATCATCTTCGACACAAACATCAGGGCCTAAACTAATATTTACGAAATCATATTGATTGTGTTCTAAATGATTCTTAATTCTGTCTAAAACATCAACAATTTCATAATCAAATTTTCCACTGTTTTCATCCAAAACACGTACATGGTCAACTTTAGATATTGGTGTTGGTAATGGCTGAGATTGATTTATATGGCCAAATAAATAAGCTCCTGTAACAGCTAGCCCATGATTTAAATAATTATATGCTGGCTTTCCAATACCTTGTGGCTCAATATAATTAACCCATTGGGATAGCTCCATTGGTTTCTCTAAACCACCATCAAATATTACTGTTTTAATTTTTGAATCTAATATTTGATTGGTTGGTAAAATTAATGGTGATGCTATTAAATCGGCCCCTCTTATCATTAATGGACGCAAACTAGGCATTCCTCTAGCAACACGTACAAATGAAAAATCTGAAATCTGATTTACTCTTTCAATTGTATCGGCAATAACTGGAATAAATGTCAAACCATCAACGGTTCTAATACGTTTTTTTTCTACTTCACTATCTACACTCTCAACATAATCTAAAAATAATTCAATAATTTCAGGGTCGTCATCATTATGTAAAACTATTTCAAAAAAATGCTGATTATCATTTATCTGACCTTTAAACTTCTCCAACCCATGTATTGCAGAAAGTTCTTCAATCATTACAATTTTTTCTAATGGCTTTGAAATATTATTAGTTTCTAAAAGACTAAACCATTGCTCAAAGTTTCTCTCTGGACCAGCGATAAAATATGACTCTGTTACAGCAGTTTCTGGATGTTTTTTTATTCCCCATTGTTTTGGAGATATTCTTTCAGACTTACTACCGATAGCTCTTAATCCCAGCGCATCAAATAAATCCTTAGGAAAATCAGATTTCGCAACATATCTCGGATGTAATGTTAATTTTGCAACTACTTGTTTTTTTGGTTTAGCTTTATCTGCTAAACGAATAAAATAATCTTGTGCATCATAAATTTCATCAGATAGTTTGTCTCTTGCCTCACTCAAAGTATAGGGTGGATTTTTTGGTCCACCGCGGCTTGGAACTGAAACCCCTTTAGTGATTTTATCACCGTTCCCAATCAAAAAATTATTTTCCCGAGCCATTCTGACCTCTCAATTTAATTATCTTTTAATTTCCGATTGCGAAATGTACTTCTAGATATTCCCACAATTTCACATGCAGATCTTTCTGAATAGCCAGAGTCTATTAAATTAGATATAAGTTGTATTCTATAATCCTTATCTAAATCCTTAAGACTATTTTGAATAGTATTCTCTAATAACAATTTTAACTCAATAGAATTTATCAATGAACTTTTTCTAATTAAATTAATTAATCTTGTTATTTCAGAGAAAGATTTACCTAAATATATAATAGCCAAGGACTCAACTAAACCTTTATTTTTTTCATAAAAATCTTCCCCTAATAAATTATTGAGTAAAATTTTTATTTCATAAATGCTTGGATTAGGAAATTCAACAACTCTATCAAAACGTCTCCATACAGCTGGATCTAGTAATTCTGGATGATTAGTAGCTGCTATTAATAAACCATCTGAAGGCCAACTATCAATTTCCTGTAAGAGAACTGTTACTAACCTTTTTAATTCGCCAATTTCTCCGGAATCATCCCTGCGTTTAGCAATAGCATCAAACTCATCTAGTAATAATACACAAGGTGAATTTCTAGCATAATCTAGAACTATTCGAATATTACCACCCGTACGACCAAGGTAACTACTCATCACGGCAGATAAATCTAATGTTAATAAAGGCCGATTTAGTTTATTCGCAAGCCAACGAGCTGCTACAGTTTTACCGACTCCAGGTGGTCCAACAAATAATAAGGACTTTGTTGGTGATAATCCTTGCTCTAATAACTCTTCAGTTTTATTTCTTTCAGTCAAAGTAACCATTAACTCTGATTGAACAGGCTCAGGCCATACAAAACTAGGATCTATAGTGGGTTTTAACTCACGTCTAAGTAATTCCAATCTACTATCCAAATCAACTGGAACAGGTGCTTCAGCAAATTGATTCGATCTTGCTAATGCAATGTCATCCATGTTTTTTAAAATAGTATGAGCGTCATTAGCTAAATCAGGCCTTTCTTTTATAAGCTTTTTCATTGCTCTACGCGCTATTGCACTAGCATCAGTATAGTTTTTATCAGCAATTAACCTTGAGATATGGACTATCTCCTTACCAATATCCATTTTTCGATACCATCTTAAAACCTTGCAAAACATAGTATACACAAGGAATGGACCAATTTTTATATTTTTTTATAAATTATATACCACTTTTATCATTAAAAACTTAATTAAAATTAAAACTAATTGAACTATAGGTTCTTGACTAAATTGAACCAATAGTTCATATTTATTACATATACAACAAAAAGCCCCGGAACTTTGGACGGAAACGGGGCTTTAAGAACCAACGAGGTCAAAATGATTATGAAACAACATCACCCAAAGAGTCAAACCACTCAGATTCTTTTTCAAGAACCAACGGCTGAAGAAATGCAAAGCAAGCCCGGTTCGGTCTTCTCTAACATCTGCGCCATTTTACTCATTGCCAGTTCAGTCTTTGCACTGGTGTGCATGCTGCGTAGCTGTGCGAATGAAGCTGAAACTCAGGCAGTCCAAGCCCACGCCTATAACGCGAAGTTCTCTGAGAAAGAGCATGTTGAGGGGGCTAAATAATGGAATTGAATGAGCAAAATATTAATTCAGATACCGTTATCACATTCACGCAAGAAGGTGACTTTCAAGCCTACTACGCAGCATGCGCATGGTGTAATGAGAATGGTTATAGTCATGGATCTATGGCTCGGGATATGCCAATTGGTCTGGTTAAAGGCGACTGGATAATTGCTAAATGGCGCAATCTTTCCTTAGAGGAGCGTCAGCAATTGGATGGAACAATGACGTGTATTGGAAGCTTTCGTGAAGGCCCTGTTCACATCGTGATTAAGGGTGAAAGATTATGAATGCAGCCGTAAATCCAGAAAAAATTATTCCAATCCGGGCCAGCTCCCTGTCCGACCTGTTTGACTGTCCGGCACGCTGGGAAGCCAAGAATCTTTTAAACAAACGCACTCCAGCCGGTGCACGTACGCGCTTAGGTACAGCAGTTCATGAAGCAGTAACCCAGTGGGACTATCTGAACCTGATCGGAGAAGACGTCACCCTGGAAGAATGCCGCGAGATCCTGCATCACCAGATCTGGCAGCCAGGTGAAGAAGTAGATTGGTCCGACCTGGACCAAAATGCTGCTGAGGCAATTGGTCATTCATTAATGCAGAAGTACATCACTCATATTGCGCCAACCCAAAAATTTATAGGTGTGGAAGTGCGCTGTGAATCTCTCATCCTTGCTGATCTGGGCATTGAGCTTACAGGCACCATTGACCGCATCTATGAAAATAATGAGGGTGAACTGGGCATTGGTGACCTTAAATCTGGCAAGAATGCTGTTGCTTCAGACGGTACAGTCAAAACAGTAGGCCATACACCACAAATGGGGATCTATACCGTATTGGCCAGTCATGCACTGCAAGAACCGGTACTGGCCCCTGCCCGTATCTACGGCCTGACTACCGGAAAAACAGATAAAGGTCAGCACGTCGGTATCGGTGAAATCAACTCACCTGCAGAGGTACTTCTAGGTACCGAAGAAGAACCTGGACTACTGCACCACGCGGCAAAACTCATTAAGCACGGCGTATTTTACGGCAACTCAAAATCAATGATGTGTCACGACAAATACTGCCCTGTTTATCACACCTGCAAATTTCGCAAATAATTTTTATAAGGATTAAAACAATGACTTCTCAAGTAATGACTGCTGAACAGATCCGTACCTCACGTCAGACTGCTGTAGCAGCACCTAGACCCGTTGAAGTCAGTTTAACTTCACTGGAAGGTTTTGAACTGGCACAACGTATTGCCAAAATGCTTGCCGCCTCAACCATGGTACCGGAAGTTTACCGCGATACACTAAAGATCAAAGACGGTAAAGACCAGAATGGAAACTGGCTGTACCGTAGTGAACCTAATCCGAATGGTCTGGCTAACTGTGTCATTGCCCTGAATATGGCAAACCGCATGGGTGCCGATCCGCTGATGATTATGCAGAACCTTTATATTGTCGAAGGTCGCCCAGCCTGGTCATCACAATTCGTGATCGGGGCAATTAATACCTCTGGTAAGTACTCACCGCTGCGCTTTGAAATGGAAGACCGTGGTGAAGTGGAAGTGACCTACACCACCAAGGAATGGAAGTGGAATGAGCGCGCCCGCAAGAGTCTGCCAGAAGAAAAAGTCCATACTGTCAAGCTACGCAATATCACCTGTAAAGCATGGGCCATTGAAACAGCTACAGGTGAGCGCCTTGAATCTGCTGAAATCTCAATGGAAATGGCAGTAAAAGAAGGCTGGTATCAAAAGAACGGATCTAAATGGCAAACCATGCCTGAACAGATGCTGCGTTATCGTGCTGCCTCATTCTTTGGCCGGATCTACGCACCAGAAGTGTTAATGGGTATTCGGACTCAGGAAGAAGAACAGGACGCCATTATTGATGTGACGCCAGAACCAGTACAGCAGACCTCACCGGTGACTACCTCTGACCTTAAGGCCAATGTCGTTAAAGAAGCACCTGTACAACAGCAAGCCGAGCAACAGCCAGTTCAGGAAGAAAAGAAACCACGTGCACGTAAACAGCCAAAAGTCGTTGAAACTGAAAATGTCCATAATTCTACAGAGAATGAAGTTGTAGATGCGGAGTTGACTGTGGAAGATATTAAACGGCTACAGCAAGAAGCAGAGAACTTGATCCAGCAAAATAAAACATCAGAAACTGCTCAGGTCGATGTAAACAAGTCTGCTGAAATTAAAAAGAGCTATATGAAGACACTCACCAGTACCGTTCAGGCCAGCTCTATTAATGGTTTAAAAAGTCAGATCGAGAAGGAAACCAAATTAACTGAGGTCGATAGAAATTACTTATTGGCTTACGTCAAACAGCGTCTTGATGAGCTCAATGTTTATCAGCAAGGACAGGCACCAGTAGACAAGATCAAGAGCACTTCTACCCGGGCAGGACTGGAACGAATGATTGCAGATACTCAGGATGTGCATCAGCTAGAGACTGAAACAGCTCAGAGTATTAAAAACCATAAGGCCAAAATGACGGTGGAAGATTATAACGACCTGTTGAGTCTCTACGCACAGCGCAAAGAAGTGCTGTCACAGCAGGGGATTTTCGCTGATGCGGTAAGTCTGGTGGATTCCTATATAGCCCATATTGATGCTGCCCAAAGTGTAGACCGTCTGAATGACATCATGAGTGATCCTGCAATCAATAGCCTTCCAGATGATGATACGGCGCGGATCAATGAAGCTTATGACCGTCGCTATGCAGAGATCAGTGAATAAGGGCCATGTCGCCCTTCGGGGTGGCAAATTCCATAATAGATATACGGCGGTATCACTATGAAATACACATACTCATCTATTACCCGCACACTGACTGTCTTTGGCTGCAAGATGGATCATATCTTTACCAATGTAGGCCTGTTTGAAATTGAAGCACTGCTGACTAATGCAAAATTTAAGGAGGCCACATGGAGAAATTAAGTCAAGCTAAGGCAAAGGAGGTGACTTAAATGGCTCGCTATACCATCATTGTTGAAGCTGAGCGACCTCCGCAAATCACGCTAGGTCAGCAAATCGGCGGTGCAATAGTGAAGGAGTTAAAAGAAGTCGAAGTGGAGCTGGTTTCGGCTTCGTACCTGGCTCAAAAATACAACTTATCTGTGACAACCATCAGGGACAAGCTTATATCGATCAACCAGGGCACACAAGGCAAGGCTTTATACCATCCACGTCTTGCACACGATATACTCACCACAAAAGTAAAAAGAGGCAGGCCGAGAGCTAATTAG